CCTCCAGTTATACCTCGCCCGGGTGGTGAAATCGGTAGACACAAGGGATTTAAAATCCCTCGATCGCAAGGTCGTGCGGGTTCAAGTCCCGCCCCGGGCACCATATTGAAACATCAATAAAATCAAGCAGTAGCAATGTCGTTTAAGCCGCCTCTTTGGGCGGTTTTTTGTTTTTATTTCTGTTTTTCAGAATATGGCTTCAGAATATGAAGTGCCTCCAGCTCAGCCCCAACCACCGGAACCACTGCGATTTTCCTGTCATATCGTGCCGTCTGTTCGACATTCTTGTGACCCGAAATCGCCCGCTTTTCGTAAATATCAACGTTCAAATCTGAAACCCCTTTTGCCTTCAGATCATGAAAAGTAAAATTGAAATCAATGTCAGGGAATTTCTCCTTTGCTTCATGTTTAAGCTTCCTCCATCTTGCATTAAAACCATCTCTTGTATAACCGGCACCGGAAGGCTGGTGGATGATAAAAATACTACTCATTCCTTTATTCAATGGTAATGACTCTGCCAGGGCAATGACAGAACGGAGTCTTTCGCTCCAGCCCTTTATCTGGGCTACTGAAGTTTTGCTTTGCTTGATCAATATCCCTTGCTCAACAAGCTGAGTTTTCTTCATTGAAAGAACGTCAGCCTGCCGCGCCAGACACAAATAGGCCAGCTCCATAGCTATCTTCTCGACGGGCGAAGCGAGGCTATACAAGGCTGCATACTCCTCGTGCGTAACATAACGGTCGCGTGACTTCTCTTTGTACTGTTTGACCCCTTTAGTAGGATTTCCCTTCACCAACCCACGCTCATATCCCCATCGATAAACACGTGAAATAAACGCCTTCTCACGGTTAGCCTGAACACGGCTTTTCAGGCCGCGTTTATCCATATATTTACGGATGTGTTCCGGTTTAATGGAGTCAGGGGGCATCTTCCCAAAGACGGCCAAAACTTTAACCGAGTATTTTCGGTAGTCTTTTTGCGTTTCTTTGGCTAATTCAAAAAAATCTGGAGAGTTAAAAAAGGATTCTGCAAGGCCTTCGAATGCATCTTCACGCTTACGTTCGTTAATAAGCGCTTCGTAAGCTATCCAGACCTGAGCCTTCGTGCTGTCTATGTCGCAAAGCCGGACTGTGCCGCCGTTTTTGGGCTTAAATTCGTAAGCAGAACGGCCCCGATAAACGCGGGGCGGTAACCAGTTATCTTCCTTGTTCTGTCTGACTCTTGCCATCAGTCTAACGCTCCAAAATCTGGCTCATTCATGTCATTGGTGGTCTGCTTACGCGATGCAAGTGGATCATTGAAATGCTGCCATGTGGTTCGCGGTCTGCCATCCCTTCGCACCATAAAAAATATTCCTGCATTTTTAAGACACTGGCATTGCTTTGAAGGCGTTTTATAGCCTGTAAGTTGTTCAATGTCGGCGTCAGAAATAATTTCGTTATTGCTCTGATTCATACCCCACACACTCCCGCTGCAACAGGTTCGAAAAGCCGTGACAGGTCACGGCGCTATAACCAATTTAGTTTCATGCCAGCCAAGGCGAACCCAACAGGCTGACTCTTCTTTCAGTGGGCAATCCTGGACAGGAAGGCAATCACCACACTTACCGCACTGGCGCTTACTCATCGATTTGAACCGGCTACGGACCCGCGCATCGTCCTGGCGAATAAGCAGAGCGACATACTCTGCCATTTCGTAGGGCTCGCGCCCTGGGCGGCGAGCGGAGCAGTTCTGCTCCAGCATCGCCAGTTCCTGCTCATCAAGAACAATTTCAAGCTTTCTGACACCGGCAGCGGCCTGTCTGGCTCGCTGCTCTGCTTTGCGTTCGGCGGGGGATTTAGGCATTAGTCACTCCATCACTGTTGAGAATGCTGAATGCTCTTGCTGCCACTCGCGGAACTTGTCCATTTCCAAGGGCTTTAAGTCTGTCCACCCCGCAGGCCACCTCATCAGCCACTCTGCATAATTTGGGTTCACATTCAGGCCAGGTATTTCCTCTCCGCCATTTTGAATGTGCTGGTGGGCTAACCAGTCCTCCAGGTTGTGTCTGTGATCGCCTGTTCTGGCTCTGCACCATGCCACTCCGTGAGAACCCATACTGGCCCGCGGGGTAGGCAACAAGCCAGATACGGTCACGTTGATGGGACGCTCCAAGGTCTGATGCTGATACACAACACCATTCAGCATTAAACCCCATTTTGGCAAGGTCACCGAGAACCACGGCAAGTCCTCTTCCCACAAGCAAAGGTGAGTTTTCCAGGAACACGTATTCAGGTCGAACTTCACTGACGATTCTTGCCATTTCTCTCCAGAGGCCTGAGCGTTCTCCGTCGATTCCTGCTCCCTTGCCGGCACCTGAAATGTCCTGGCAGGGAAATCCGCCAGAAATGACGTCAATAATTCCTCGCCATGCTGTTCCGTCAAAGCTGCACACGTCAGACCAAATCGGGAAAGGTCGGAGTGCTCTATCGTTTTGTCGCTGCGCCAAAACTTGTGCGGCGTAGGCATCACGCTCAACGGCGCAAACTGTACGCCAGCCAAGGAGGTGTCCGCCGAGTATTCCTCCGCCAGCGCCTGCGAAAAGAGCCAGCTCATTCATGCGACTGCCTTAGCACGAAGCCAGATGCAGACCGCTCCATCATCGGTGTCATGGATAGAGCCAACGAACCAGCCATCACCCGCAGGCGCTTCAGGATTCCATGTGGAGAGGTCATAACCATCAGCGTCATAATCAGTTTCTTCCTCGTCGCGATAATCAACCTTCCACTCCAGGCCTTTAGCTTCCATCCACTGATCGAATTCATCTTCCGGGATAGATTCACGGCCATCACAGAAGGCCAGATAGTCAGGGTGTGACCAATAACCATATTTGTCGCGATCAACGTGCAACGGATAAAGCGTCATACCCTTAGGTTCAGGTATAGGAATCCAGCCAATAGGGTCAAGAACACTGGTTGAAGTGGTTTTTTCATTTCCGCACCACTGATTCCAGGAATCGTTGCAAAAATATGCCTCTACCCAACTTGTTCCCGTTCTGAGCGTTACATAGCGATTTTGAATGTCACGGGTAGCTAACGTGTAGGTCAGCATCAAAAAACGTTTGCCGTCTCGCGGCGCTTCAGAAATATCGCGCAAAAGGCAGGAGGAAGATAATTGCTTTTGAAACTCATCACCACGAACGATGGCGCAATCCAGGCGAGTAGAAAGGGCAGAGACAAGCTTTGCGATTTCAGTAAGTGGCATATCAGCATCAAGCGCTTTAGCAAATTGATGGCCGGCTTCAACAAGCTCTCTGTTTGATTTATTCGATAACATGCTGGTGGCCCTCAGTGAAAAACGATGTTGCTGTTAAGGCGCTCAGCTTCGTTCTGCGCCCTGATAGGGTTTTTGATAACGGTACCGTCAGGCATCAGCCAGCCATTGAGCAGATGGCTATAGGGCAGGGTGATACGGCCAACGGTTATAGGGTCGTCTGACTTTTCCATGAATACTCCACACACGATTTTTGGTTGCACTAATCCCTTGCCGCAGATGGCAATGAAACTTTTGGGATTTAGTTAAATGGCTGCTGGGTTACTGCAACAACCCAGAGCCGCGCCTCCACACTTGAAGGTTGTTGTGACATGTCACAACGAAGAGAACACTCAGCGCCTCTTTGACGCGGCCTGATGCGCCCGCCAAATGCTCTCATCGTTGTGCAAAAAAGTGCGGTTAAACCGGGTGAACATTACCTTCGCTCTCCTTATGGGATGAAAGCCCCGGAGTAACCGCCAAGTACATCTCTCTCTCTTTCCTGAACTTTTGCTGATTCTCGAATCATCCCGATCTTCTTACGCCTTGGGAGGCCACTTCGTGGGCGTCCTGCCTGTCCGCTACTGGTGGAGTAACATTAAAACAAAATTGCATAATACGCAATTATAAAATGCGTAAATCGCAAATTTTGAGTGTAAAAAAAAGACATCGCCTGGTCTGACGACATCTTCTTACTTTGAGGGGTGAAGGTTATGCGTGGCGCTTTATAGCTTGAGATTGACTGATCATGACTTTACCAAAGACAAAAAACCTATGTTCATTTTCCCTGTCTATTTGCCATTCTCTGTATTGGGGATTATCAGAAAGAACCAGTAACTTATCAGGCACAGACTGAAGTCTTTTTATGTGTATTTTTTCATCAAAACCAAACACATATATTCCATCACCATCAACGTTATGTACCGATACATCCACAAAAACTAAGTCGCCCGGCTCTATTGTCCCGGCCATACTATCGCCGCGAACATTAATCATTTTTATCGAGGATGCAGGGCGTCCGCCAAAAATAGTTTTCGCGTGCTCGCTTACATATTCGATTGAATGAACTACATCTATGACATCACCCGATACAAATGCACCAGGCCCAGCGCTGGCACTCACATCAAGGACTTCAACACGATACATAGTGTTTGGCTCCTGCTTTTGAATATTCCTACTGTCATTATATACAGTCGTTTCAGCAGTTCCAGTTGAAAAAAGTTCACTCACATCCACAGATAAAGCTTTGGCGATTTTGTTAATTGACTGTTCCGTAAATGATTTTTGTTTTCCAGTTTCAAGGCGTGAGATATTAGCACCGTCAACTCCAACGGCTTCAGCAAGCTCTTCGATTTTCATGCCGCGAGCTTTGCGCAGGCTTCTAATTTTATTTCCTATGTTCATAGGCCAATTACAAATCTCATTTGCAAAATACGCAAATTATATTGCGCAAATTAATGCATTCTAATAATATGCGAATTACGCAATTAAGGAGGTAAAAATGCAAATCCCGCAAACGCCTTTGCGAGCCGTCAGGCTTGAGAATGGACTGACTTTAAGCCAGGTAGCAGTTGCAGTTCAGCTTGACGTAGGAAACCTGAGTCGAATTGAGAGAGGAATCCAAGTCGCATCTGTCGATGTAGCAGAAAGGCTAACTACCTATTTCAAAGGGAAAATCACTGAGATGCAGATTCTTTACCCTAAGAGATTCACAACGATATCCCGAGAAAACAAATAATTTAACTACCGAAGGAAAATCAAAATGGTAGACACGATTAACCAAGCAGTACGTCAGATGTGTAAGGCACATAAGCACGGTCGCTTAGGCATGGCTTCTGATTTAGGCATGAGTATCGATCAGTTCCACAACCATCTCTACAAGAAGTGCGGCAGTCGCTTTTTCACCCTGGATGAGCTGATGAAAATGGAAGTCCTGACTGGTACCCACTGCGTAGCGGAGTTCATGGCCGTTCGTCACGGAATGCTGCTGGTGGACATCAAGGCAGCTGGAGAAATGGACAAGGTTGATTTGTTCGATACCCAACTGAAAGCGAAAGCCGCTGAGGGTGAGTTAGCAACAGCACAGCTTGCAGCCATGGCAGATGGCGTCATCGACCATCACGAAAGCAAAACCCTCTCAGCGCTGTTCCGGAAGAAAATCAGTCATCAGGTACACGGTTTCTTTGGCCTTATCGCACTGTTTAGCGCAGGTACGGCGGATCACGCTGTGGACATGTTCGTATCAAGTGGGAGAAAGGCTGATGTTGCCGGTATGCAGTTCGAAGCGCAGGACATTTGAAATGAAAACAGATTTAGCAGGGGTCAGAAAAGGTGAACGCCCCGGGTTGCAGCCTAGGGCGTTCGGTGCGAGTAAATCAACGTGTGTGGAGACTCATCGCATGAGCATTGTAAATCAGAAACCGTTGTCAGGGCAATTCCGCTGCCGTTATCAGGCTGGCGTTCCTGTCTATGAGCAAATCATATCCTCATCGGATAAGGCCAACAACTACCAGTGTGTGCCGCGTCTGGTAGTCGAATCCGCCTGGGCAGAGTTTTATCGTCGCCCCGCAGATGCCGGGGTGAATCATGGAAACTGAAGTCATTAAGCCCTGGGCTGAGCGCTACACCGATCCGCGTGGAGTTTCAGTCACAACTGTCGGCGTTGATACGGTTAATCACCGTGTGATCTTCCGCCGCCCTGATTATCCCCATGATTGCATGCTGCCGCGGGTGTTGTTCAGTCAGAAGTTCAGGAAGGTATCACCATGAGTTT